CATTATTAACCGAATTTAATGGGTATTTGTATGGTTTTAGTGGTAGAATCATATCTGGTGTGATTACTGGAACGAATACACTATCTCAATCGCATGTGGTCACTCAAACAATACAGACCACAGATAGGTCGCTGATAAAGTTTAATATAACTGAAATTTCCAAGTCTATAGCGTCTGGAGATATAGTGTCTCCTGAGTTTAAATTGAATCTTAGGGTGGCTAGACAAGAAGAAGTTCCCCTCCAATATAGTGTTTATGCTATGCCTATTAGCCAGAGTTGGGCTATGGGAACGGGCTATTGGTCTGATGGTGGTTCTACAGATGGTGCTAGCTGGAATTATAGAGATAATTCGTCTGGAAATGTTTGGTATCCTGTGACTGACCCGAATGGAACTACACCAATAGACTTTATAACCCATCCTGGTAGTGCTACGGGTTCTTGGGCGAGGGGTGGGGCTACATGGTATTTGGGGTATATTACAAGTCAGTCATTTGGGTATAAAATAGGAGATATTTCTATGAATGTAACTCCTATTGCAAATGCGTGGCTTTCAGGAACTATACCAAATGAAGGATTCATTTTGTTTAACAGTAGCGAACAAACATTGGATAACAACATTACGTATTTTTTCAGTCAAGATACTAATACTATTTACTCCCCATATTTGGATGTGGGGTGGAATGATGTATCCTTTGTTACAGGAAGTAATTTTACCGAAAGTGTTCGGATATCGACCATCGGCTCAGGTATAACAGCATCAATACAAAGCGGGTCTTTTCTTACAGGTGGTATTAGTGGGTCATTTTCAGCAAGTACAGCTTTGACATTAGCAAAAAACTATATTACAACATCTAATGAGATTTTTAACGATAGACAGATATTTGAGTTTTCTGGAAGTTTTACTGGTTCATTATATGGAAATGTCATGAGTGCTTCTGGAATATTCACTGGTAGTGGAAACTTCTCAGCATCATATTTCACTGGGTCTATAGACGGAATTAATACCGAATACACTCAAAGCCACGTAATTTCTGGAAGTGTGATTAGTGGATTAATAAGCGGAAGTATGTCAGCCATATCATATGTTGGATTATATACTGGTGGGATATACACTACAGGTTCTATTTCCCTCATAGGTACTGGGTCTGGAACTTATTTAGATGTTAACAATTATTATTTCTCTGGATTTATTGATGGAATTGGGATTAGTGGTAATATTGATAATTCTCCAGTTTTTGGATATTCAGTTGGAACGATGACTATAACTTCATCCATAATAACGGGGTCATGTGGAAAATCGTTTGTTGTTCAATTAGCTACGGGGTCATTTATTAGTGGACCATTTAGTGGTAGCACATTTACAGCATACTATTCTAATCATAAGTTTACAATTGCTTATTTAACTGGTTCTTGGAATATAGCAGCATTACTGGGTTCTTTGGTGTATATTCCTATTCCATCTGGAATTGACCCATATGCGTATGCTCACGTACAAGGAACTTATGTGAATGGAAATGCTTTGGGATTATATGAAATATACGGAACAAGTTCAAATAGTGCAAGTTTTGTTGGTCAATTTATAGATGGTATGTTTCTGGGAGACGATTTGATTTTGCAATTAAGTGGAAGTGTTTATACTTCAAGTTTTTCTTATACAAGTAGTGTTGTAATTGAATCAAATGACCTTGAACCAGTAGAGTTTGAAACACCATTTGTCACGGTTATTCAAAATCTACCTCCTACAGTGAAGGCTGGCAACATTATTAGAGTGAATGTGTTTTCTCGACCAGAATTTCCATTAAAGAACTTCAATAGGAAGACTCAATTCTCTCAGTTTCTCACTCCCCAGTATTTGCCTAATACATCATATTATGCTATAAAAGATAACGAAACCGAACAAATTATTGTCGATTTTGATAATTATACTAAGATAAGCTGTGATATAAGTGGAAGCTATTTCTTCCTTGATACAACAGGCTTACCACAGGAAAGGTATTTTAAGATTTTAATCAAGACCGAGCAAAGTGGTTCGATATATACCTTCGATAAAAATGATATCTTTAAAATAGTTAGATAATATGGCTGATTTTTCTCAACAAATATCCACTTTTATAAATCACGGAACATATGCTTACCGATTTGATGAAGTCGGAAATATGATTTTAAATCCGTCATCTTCTGTATTTCAGAATCATTATTTAGCGTTTAACTTAAGGGATTTTATCTATGATAAATCTAAAATTTCATCGTTTTATGATGCTAATTTTACTGAATTTATCCCTCAGATTACAAGTTCGGTAGATCCAGAGATACCAACACCTGAATCGGTAGAGTTGGCAGCGGCTGCTCTCGAAAATGCAATATTATCTGCTCAATTAGACCAACTTGTTTCACAGAATGAACAAGTATCGACTTCAGCAACTGACCAAGTAACTAAAAATATTATTATTGATTTAAGAATACAACTTGGTGAGGGCAAATCGGAATTGGATTTTCAAGATGTATTTCCATATATGCCGAAGATTCTTAGTTCAAGAGAGGAACCTCCTATATAATAGATTATGCCATTACCATATTCAATAACGGGGAATGTAACGGGAAGTATAAATTCTGGCTCATATTTAAATAGTCAGGATAATTCTCTATTTTATGTTACTCAAAGTCAAGACATTTGGTATGGTTTTTCACCAAATGATGTGATTGAATTCTCATCATTTACAACAAATGACAATACAGCAGTAACGTGGGAGGTTTTAAACCAAGATAAACAATATACTACCATAACTTCTACTTATATTGATAATTTAAATAATATACAAAATTATTCATATGCTCAACTAAATCAACAATTCATTTTATATAAGAATAGTGGGATATTGGTAAATCCTATTGATGACTTGGTTCAATCGGGAATTTCTGATGGTAATTATAACATATCATATAATTTCATTCGTAATCTAGCAGGTAATTCTAAAAATTTGTTATCGATTAAGGAAATTTCTCCGTCGAGAACTGAGCTAAAGTTGATCCCACAGGCTTCTACTGATATATACTACACAGCATTTTGTCAAAAATTGTTTGCTGTTAGAGATGTATCCTCTGTTCTATTAACTATAATTCAGAGTTTGCCATATGATTCGATTTATGCGTCAATGGCCGTTTCCAATGCAAAAAACATCGATATTTTAAAGTCATTATTTTTCTTAGGAGATGAAAATGCGGTAATTTCATTTTTGAAGATGCTTTATGAGGATTACATAAAATACACACTATTATCTACTACTCAAATAAGTGAAGGAAATGAACCTACAAGAATATCAAGAGTTCAGGGTATTCGTTCTTATTTTAATAACTTTTTACTACAAAATTTAAATTCCATATCAGATTTTGATTTCTTAGAATCTCAATTTTCTGATTTTGTTACTTATAGAATTGACCAACAATTTGAAAGATTTAAAAATGAGGCTGGAATTTTATATGAGGGAGCAAAAAAATTCTGCCACGATTTCTTTGTTGTATATTTTTACGGTGCTTATGTACATCCACTTCAATCGAGTTATCAAGAAAAATATTTCGGCCCTCTAAAAAATGCGTTGAATTTTGGGAATAATGAACATTATAAAATCTTAAATTCAAATTATATTGATGAAAGAACATCTCCAACAGATGCTCTCACGTTGTTGATTAAATTAGCAGACCCGCTTCCTATAAATTTTGAAGTTAAAGCAAATTGTTGGGTCTCGAATTTTTCGATGGCTCCATATACAGTTACAACAATTTTACAAAACCCCGTAAAATATAAAACCATAAAAATTTCAGGAGCTGATTTCGGAAGTCCTAGCCAATTTATTACAACAGAAAATGTTAATAAATTGTATTCGTCAGATGATTTAGCTTCAACACCAACTACAGACGATAACATATATGTCAATAAATCTATAGCTGAAATCAACACAGATTATTCAGATTTTTCTAATTTTATTGTATTTTCTTCAGCGGCTACTCGGACAAATATATTCAAAAATAAGATAATAACTTGGACAAATTTAAGTGCGTCTTTAGATGAGTTAAATAGAAGGTATCTTGATACACTTGTTACATCATCGTTGGTATATCCATATTATTCGCAAGAAAATGAGAGTATCCAATCTCAAATGACTTCGTTAATACAATCTTTCGATGGATATGAGTCGTATTTGTTTGGTGGTGGTCATTACATATATTCCATAGCATCAGCATCATTTGAAGATTCCGAATATATTACTGATATTGATTTGTCAGCATCACTTTATGATAGAAACAATAGGGACAGTTTGTTTTCTAATACTCCGGAATATATCCAATTAGACCAAAATAATGAAGAATATTTGACATTCTTAGCAATGGCTGGCCATCATTTTGATAACATTTACACTTATATTTCAGCACTTCCAATAGAGCGCCAGATAAGAAATGAACTCAAATCCAGCGTTCCCAATAACACACTAAAAGAAATGTTGATATCTTTTGGTTGGGATGTAGATGACATAATCGATTCTTTGAATATAGATGAGGTATATTTGAACAGCCTTAATGGACAAGAATATGATTCTTTGTCAGCTAATACGAGACTTCAAACTATATGGAACAGGATTCTTGTAACGTTACCGGGAATATACAAAACAAAGGGAACAGAAGAGTGTGTTAAATATTTGATGTCGTGTTATGGTCTTCCAACGTCATTAATTTCAATCAGAGAATATGGTGGAACTGATTTTTCAGATAATCCTCAAACCACGTATGAGTTAGATGAGAAAACTTACATGTTAAAGTTTTCTGGAATTGGTGATTATATAGAAGGACCGATACCATCATTTGCACGAACTATTGAGTTTAAGTTTGCGATAGAAAATCCCGACAGTTATGCTGAATATCAATATGTTCCTCTTTTTACATCTATACCATATCCTTATACAAGTTCTGCCAACAATGCGTGGTCTGTTGGATTTTCTAGGATTCCTGGTCAGGAAACAGGACAGGTTTCTGTACGCTTTGGTTCTGGTTCCAGAGGAACGGTAATTACGAGTAGTACTTTACCTATATTCAACGGAGATATTTTTAGTGTGTTGGTAAGGAGAAATTATTCGAACAGTGAGTTTGAATACAGTGTTAATGATAATATAATTCCTATAGATTATGACCTTACCGTTCAAAGAAATGAAAGCGGACGAAAGATATTCTATTCTACATCAAGCATAAATCTTGAAGTAACGGATAGTATGGTATTTTCCCAATATGGAAGATTCCGCCTTGGGGGAGGCAGTTTTGTTGGAACCCTTGATAAATTGTCTATTTGGAATGTTCCAATAGACGATGCGGATTTTGAAGAGCATGTAAATGACATCAATTCCTATGGTTATAGTGGTTCGGTTGCTTATAGAGATTTATGGGTTAGATTGTTTTGGGATTATCCTCAAAATATGTACACCACAGCGTCAACAAATGCGGTGTGGATAGATAATCAATCTCCGTATTATGCTATACCAAATTATTATAGCACCGCGTCAGATACAAGCAGCCCATTAAATCCGACATTATATT